ATGACTTCTAACGAAGATGGTAGGAACATTAAGATGAATTTTGCTTTACCAACAACAATTACATATAATAGAAATCTATTTAGTAATACGGTAGCTGAATTTAGTTCTACTTCAACAACTTTTGATAATGCTTCAACATAATCTTTATAAATAGTATTGTAATTTAAAGGAACAAATGGCTAAACAATCAATTTTAATAGGATCAATTGCAAATGACGGCACAGGCACTAATTTGCGTGAAGGTGGAGATATAATCAATGATAATTTTAATGAAATTTATACAGCTATAGGTGACGGTAGTATTATAAACACTGCTCTATTCCGTAATGTAATAGGTGGTACTGGTATTGATGAAAATTTAGTTGGTAATGATTTAACTCTAACTGCTGAAGTTTCGGCCGATTCTACTGTTACTCTTACAAACAAAACAATTGATATAGCAAGTAATACAATACAAAATGCAAATCTTCTTCCAGCAATAAGTATCGCTGACAGCTCTTCAACTGTTACACAAATTGCTTTAGGTGAAACTTTAGGAATTATAGGTGGAGGTGGAATTGAAACAACGGTAACTGGAGATACAGTATCAATTGCAATTACTGGAATTACAAATACAGAACTAGACGCTAATGCTGGAATTTTAAATACACAATTAGCAAATGATTATGTAACACTAGGTTATACAAATGTTGCGTTAGGTTCTTCTGCTACGACAGTTAGTGGATTATCAATTACTGGTTTTGCTCAATTTGTAACTACTGCTGAAAATTCAGCTATAAGATTCAATCATAATGATTTTGCTAGTTTTCCAGTTTATGGATCCTATTCAGGTACTCCTGCTTTAGATGAAACAACAGGTAAAGCATTTATAGCAACTGCTGCTGGTTACAAAGAATTAATAAGCCTTGATGATTTATCACCAGAAGCAGGTGATACATTATTTTACAATGGTACAATTTGGGCACAAGCACAAACACCAATTTCTCAATTATCAGTTACAAGCTCAGGAACTGGTTATACATTTATAGGAGCTGGTTTTGCAACTACGAGTGGTGATAATCCTGATTTACATTTGAAAAAAGGTCACACTTATTACTTTATTAACAATGCAGGTGGTGGACACCCATTTAGAGTACAATCAACATCAGGTACAAGTGGCACAGTATATAATGATGGAGTTACTAATAATGCTGGTGCTTCTGGTCCAATTATAATTCACGTTCAAATGGACGCTCCAGCAACTCTATATTATCAATGTACAGCTCACGCTGGTTTAAACGGAACAATCAGTATAACATAGTAAAAAGTATTATAAATATTAGAAAAGGAAAATAAATGCCAGCGATTATAACAAGTAAATTTAGAGTCCACAATAGTGAACAATTCCAAGAAGCTTTTAGTGAAGCCTCTGGAAATTCTTTTTATTTAGGAATTGGCAGACCACAAGAATTTACTACTTCTACAAGAGGTGATGGTAGAACAAATAACGAAGGAACAGATTTAATACCTGTAACACCTCCAGATAATGTTAATACACAAAATTATACTTATGATGATATGTTGGCGTGTAAAAAAATTACAAGTACAAATGTTGGCTTTGTAGTTCCTAGAAGAAATTGGGCAACTGGCACAGTTTATGATTATTACAGACACGATATTGGTGAATATACAACAGGCACAACAACACTTTCAACTACTAATAGTGGCGCTACAAATTTATCTGACGCAACGTTTTATATATTAACATCACAAAGAAATGTTTATAAATGTTTAGATAATAATAGCAATGCTACTTCTACAGTAGAACCTACTGGAACATCAACAACTATTCAATTAACTGCTGACGGTTATAAGTGGAAATATATGTACACTTTAACTGCTTCAATGCAAGCAGATTTTTTATCTGTAGATTTTATGGCAGTTGCAACAGATTCAACAGTAAGTTCAGCGGCAATTGATGGTGCAATTAATGTAGTTAAAATTAAAACTCCAGGTTCCGCTGGAACAGATGGAGCACACGCAAGTGTTCCTATAAGAGGTGATGGAACAGGTGGGGTTTGTACAGTAACAATTTCTTCAGGTGCTGTATCAGCAGTAACCGTAACAACTCCAGGTACTGGATATACTTTTGCTTATGTTACACTTGCAGATATTAATTCTGCTGGTGGTGGAGCATTAATTACTTCTGAATTAGATGTGATTATAGAACCAAAAGGCGGACACGGATTTAATGCAGTTGAAGAGTTAGGTGGATTTTTTGTTATGTTAAATACAAGTTTAGAAGGAACAGAATCAGGTAACTCTGGTGATGTTACAGTTGCAAATGATTTTAGAAAAGTATCATTAATAAGAGACCCTAAATCAGCTGGAGTTACAGCTACTGCTGCTACGTTAAGAGCAACAACAGCTACTGTTGGTTCAGTATCAGTAGGAACATTTACAGTTGATGAAGAAATAAATCAAGCTTCAACTGGTGCAGTTGGAAAAGTAATTGAATGGGACTCTACTAATAAAATTTTATATTTTATACAAACAAGACATAATGATGAGGGGATAGATAGTAACGGAAATCAAACAGCTTTTAGTGGTACAAATGTTATAACTGGACAATCTTCAAGTGCAACAGTTACACCTGATACAACATCAGGTACAGTTAATCAACAAACATTTTCAAATGGATATTCAAGTTCAGAAATTGACCACGGCTCTGGAGATATAGTTTACGTTGAAAACAGAGCACCAATTACAAGAGCTGCGGATCAGACCGAGAATATCAAATTGATTATAGAATTTTAGGGAGAATTAAATGCCAAGTCCAAAAGATTTTAATGTCAGTCCCTATTATGATGATTATGTAAAAACGAATAATTATCATAGGATATTATTCCGACCAGCATTTGCTGTTCAAGCAAGGGAACTAACACAATCACAAACTATAGTACAGAACCAAATTGAGCAATTTGGTGACCATATATTTAAAAGTGGTTCATCTGTTATTCCTGGACAATTATCTGTTGACACAAATTATACAACAATAAAATTAACATCTAAATCAGCTTCAGACATAAACGATTATAATGGTACAACTTTAACTGGAGACACTTCAGGAGTAGTTGCACAATGTATAGGCGTTGCCGCTGCTGATGGTACTGATCCAGATACACTATTCATAAAATACGATAAAACAGGAACAGATAAAGTTTCTACAGTATTTACAGATACAGAAACTATTACTTCAAGTGCTGATGGTGATCCAACTGTTGTTGTGGCTTCAACACATATAGGTTCAGCAACTGCTATTGCAACTGGTGTTTATTACATTAATGGATATTTTGTAAATGTAGCTGCTTCAACTTTAGTATTAGACAAATATACAAACACACCTTCATATAGAATAGGATTATCGGTAGCAGAAAGTTTTACGTCTGCTGCTGATGACGTTGCTTTAAATGATAATGCAGCTGGTTCTACAAATTATAATGCTCCAGGTGCTCATAGATTTAAAATTTTATTAACACTTACAAAGAAAGTTTTAGGCTCTACAGACGATACCAATTTTATAGAAATTGCTAGAGTAAATGGTGGTGTAATAAAATCTCACGCAAGAAATAGTCAATATGCTGTATTAGAAGCAACACTTGCTCGTAGAACATTTGACGAGTCTGGTGACTATACAGTTAATGAACCTGATTTTGATGTAAGAGAATCAGTAATATCAGGAAACAATAGAGGAGTTTATACCGATGGTGCAAAAACATCGGATGGTGGCACAGCTATAACATCAATGTTAGCAGTTGGTGTTTCACCTTTCAAAGCATATGTAAGAGGTTTTGAGGCAGAAAGAATTGGAACAACTTGGTTAGATGTTGATAAGGCAAGAGATTTTGATACACAAAATAATCATAAAACAAGATTTGATATTAGAAATTTTGTTTATGTAGATAATGTATATGGAACACCAGATGTTAATTTTGTTTCTGGTGACTCTGAAGCATTTAAAACAATTAATTTATACGACACAGCAACAGCTGTTCGTGGTACTGAACAATCTACATCTGGTAATATTGCTCCACAAATTGGAAGAGCGAAATCACGTGGATTTGAATTAGCAAATGGAACAGAATCGGCAGATATTTTTACTCCAACATCAATTTGGAAACATTATATCTTTGATGTTGAGATGTTTACTCATCTTAAAATTTCAAACAACACAACATATACAACTGGAGAAATTGTATCAGGATCAACTTCTGGTGCAACTGGTTATGTACAGGCAATTTCATCTGGTACTGAAGCAACAATTACAGCTGCAACACAAGCTGATCCAGTAGTTATAACAGCAACTAGTCACGAAATTAAAGACGGTGACGCTGTTACTATTGGTACTGTAGTTGGTATGACAGACTTAAATAATAACACTTATTATGTTAAAGTAGTGGATGCTAATAGTTTTAGTTTACACGATTCAGTAGGTAATAATATAGATGGAACTGGTTTTGGAGGTTATGCTTCTGGTGGAACAGCTAAAACAGGTACAGTAATATTATCTAGTGTTGAAGGAGGATTTTCTGCTACAGAAACAATTACAGGACAAACATCAAATAGTTCAGCTGTTATAAAAGCAGATTTATATGGTAATACTGGAGTTCAAACAAAACAATTTGGCCAAACAAAACAAATTGGTATGGCAGGAAGTCCAACTTATACTGCTGATACTTCATTATCAACTTCTTATGGAGGCAGTACTCAATTAAGTGGTAATTTTTCAATTTCAAATTCATCTTCAACTTTATATGGAAATGGAACTAAATTTTTAACAGAATTAAGACCAGGAGATTCAATTACTTGGTTAGATGACGCAAACACAACTACTACTGCTTTAATACAAAGAGTTTTAACTAATAACGAAGTAGAATTAACTGCTAACGTTGGTGGTTCGGATGTATCAGTAGCTGCAATTGCAACAAGACAAAGAAGTAAATTACAAAATCCTGAAAATAATATTGCTTTATTTGAATTGCCTTATAAAACAGTTAAAACTTTAAAGACAATATCAAATTCAAATTTAACTGATACTAACTTTAATGTTAGACGGCAATTTACAGGAACATTATCTTCAAATGGAGATTTATCTATTACTGCAGGTACAAATGAAATTTTTGCTTCCCAAGATGATGGAGACTTTTCTATATCAATTATGTCAACAGGTGGTGGTGGTTCAGGTGCTGTTGGAGACACATTAAACACTAGAGGTAGTAACCACGAAAGTGATCCTATCTTTGTATTAGGTGGTTCACCTTCAGGAAAATCTTTAACTTTTGATTTTGGTGCAGACTTTGCTGGACATAAAGTTAAAATATTAGCAACACTTGCTAGAACGGTTGCAGGTTCAAAAACAAAATCAGCAATTGATGATACAACGGTTAATATTTCAGACCAACCAATTATTGAATCTGGTGTCATTGGATTAGGAAAAGCGGATGTTTATAAATTAGAAAATGTTTATATGTCGTCTGCTTTTGGTTCACTTGCAACTGCTAGTGATACAGATATTACAAATAGATTTGAATTAGATACAGGACAAAGAGATAACTTCTATGACATTGGAAGAATTAAATTAAAATCAGGATCATTAGTTCCAACTGGACAATTACTTGTTAAGTTTGATTATTACTCTCACGGTTCTGGAGATTACTTTGATGTAGATTCTTATTCTGGTGCTGTTAATTATGAAAATATTCCAAGCTATATATCTGATACAACTGGTAAAATATATCAGTTAAGAGATTGTTTAGATTTTAGACCTAGAGTAGATGACGCTTCAACTATTAATAGTGGTAATTCTGATAGAGCTTATGATGGTGCTGGTGCGTCAACGGTTGATGTTGTAGAGTTTAATGGAGACATAACTGCTGATATGGAATATTATTTAAAACGTATTGATAAAGTTTTCATTACTAAAGATGGAGTATTAAAAGTATTAAAAGGTTCTTCAGATTTAAATCCTTTAAAACCAGGAAATTTAGATGGTCATTTACATCTTGCAACATTACACATACCATCATATACTTTAAATACAGATGAGGTCAATGTAGAAAAAATTGACAACCGAAGATATA